GCAAGCCGGACTGAGTGTTAAGGTGAAAGTCCAATACAAGCACGGAATGTTCTTGGCCGGAGATATGCCTTTGTATGATTGCCTGGACGAAGAGGTAATCGGTGATGTTTACACTAATCCAGAACTAATAGAGGTATAAGGGGGAGAAGAGGAATGTTCAGGAAAAAGGATCGGCAACTGTTAGAATTGGTTGAAAGCCAGACTAGAAGTATTGCTGCACTCACTATGGCATTGACTTCATGCCTTGCTGATGCAGGCCACATTGACGGAGATAAGGCAGCGGAGATATCGAAAGAACTCATGAAAATATATAACGTACGGAAGTAGAGGGGGAGAAGAGGATATGAGCAAGCTGACTGAAGATGTAAAAGAGGCACTGTCAAAAGCAACACCGGGGCCGTGGGAATTAGAGAAATCCTACAACGGATATAGAGTGGTCAACTCTGAATCAAATGAACTTATATGCAGGCAAAAACCGCACGAAAGCACATTAAACAATTTAACACTTATCGCAAACGCCCCAGAGTTATTGAGACAACTTGTCGAAAAGGTTGAACTGTACGCAGGACAGATGAACAACGCAGCAGACAGATGGAGAGAAGAGCTGGAAAATGCAATGTTTGCGGAACAACAGATATCAAAGGCGCTCTGCGAGTACAACCGCGAAGACCTTAAAGACAATCCAGAAGTGATGATGCAGAATGTTCGTGAACACCTTGAAGAATGGAAAGCGAAATACGATAAAAATCAGGAATTAAAGTGGAAAAGAATCAATGACATCATCACTGGAGGTGGAGAAAATGAAGTTCACTGAATGGTTTTTACGAAGTAGAGGATATGAGTGGTCTGAGGGATGTGTGCTTTTTAAATGGTTAACTGAGTCGTATCTAGACTTTTGTAAAGAGCGTGGAATAGATCCTGACCTTAACTTTGGAGAAAGAAAAAAAGAGGGACATCGTCGATGAAAGAACAACTGCTTAAAATGATTAAAAACTTCATGAATAATGCACAGACGAATGAAGAATTTGCAGATGATTTAGTGGAACTTTTAACAGGAGAATCTAAGTTAAAGTATGGTGAAAGAATCACCGCCCCAATGGTTCAGAGAGTGATTGATGATTACAACGTTGCATATTCTCAAGCGCAAGGAAGTGAATTTGACAGAGGATTTACATTGGGATGCAGAAAAACGCTCAATCATTTGGAAATTAAGATAAGAGGAATCAATGAGTAGTTTTTGCCGAAGGCCATCGAGTCAGACCGAATAATCCCAGCAACGCGGGGGCCGGAGGAGATTTGAACCTTCTGCTCCCCATAAAGAAAGGAACAACAAACCTATGATCGATGAACTGAAGAAAACATATGAGTTACTACCGAAACAGCCAGACGAAACAGAAAGACGGTTAGGAGTGCATGCACTTAGACAAGGAGGGTACGAAATTAGATTGGAAGTATACTTCAACGAAAAACCTAGATTTTGGGCCACATACGCCGTAACCCATGATGAACTGAAAAGTGTGAAATTTGATTATGAAGCATATGCAATCGAGAATCTCTGCGGTTTTGCTAAAAAGAAGTTTGGGGAGGAAGACAGACCATGACTAAACTATCGGACGAAGAAATCGAGGCCATTGATAAGGCCCTGACGAAGACGTGGTCCATGAATCGCATGGAATCCGATCGGTATCAAGCAAAAATACGGAACAATTCCTATAGATGGCTTACGGAACTGGTGGCTGAAGTGAAGGAGCTGAGGGCAAAAGCGGCTGACCCCACACCACCAGTACAGCCAGACACCGGGGAGGTAATCAAATGACCAGCGCTAAAAAGCAGCACCGCCGTATCTCTCCTATGCCGATAGCATCCAGCTTTACGCCTCCGAACCGCGAAACGGTCCACAGCGAGGTCACCACATACATGCTAACGCCGGAGCAACTGGCAGACGTGATTGCCAAGTACGGACCACCTACCCGTCCATACGGCAGCTACAGCAGCATAGCGACACCGCCAACACGCCAGCAGGGAGGTGCCAAGCGTGGCAAACAAGTACGGGGCAAAAAAGACGCAAGTTAACGGGATACTGTTTGACAGTAAACGAGAAGCCAACCGGTACAGAGAGCTACTGCTGATGCAGCGCGCTGGGATCGTCAAGGAAATTGAGTTGCAGCCCCAATATGTACTCATAGATAAATTCAGGCACAAACGCACAGGTAAGGTAATCCAGCCCATCAAGTACACGGCAGACTTTCTGGTCACCTATCCAGACGGACACCAGGAGATCGAGGATGCAAAGGGGGCTATCACCCGAGACTACTCGCTACGAAAGAAACTATTTTACAACCGTTACCCAGAACTCGAAATCAAGGAGGTATGAACGATGAGAGCAGCATGGATCAATCTTGGCACTGGATATCGGCTGTTGGACGATTGTGGGGCCCATAGAGGCACGATCATCACCTTGGACAAGCAAACACACCAGCGTAGCTTACGGGCGCTGTATGAGCCTCCTGTGGTCGTGTACACCGAGGGATGCAAGATCCTACACAAGGGAGGTATTGATCGCAAAACGGCATGATTAAATCTATGAAAACGTTAGAAAACGGAAGATATTTGTACAATAGTCGCGGGAAATAGTGTATAATATAGGTAATATCAAAGAATATGAGCGAAAAGAGGGGTATTCGTGGAAATACGGGGAAATGAAGAGGTCGAAGTTGTATTAGATCCAGTGATTGCCAAAGCCAATGAAGAGGTGGAACTGTTCGAAACGGCGTTAGAACCTTTCTGTAAGAACGAATTGTCTTACAATGCGATCCGATCCAGTGTAATCGGCAAGACATATGCTCTGATGGATGCCTTGAACGAAGCGCAGGCCCAGGCGGAAGAAACAGCAGCTATTACAAACAGCGAACTATCTGAACTCTCGCAGCAGATTGAGGACCGTGACGCGATTATCTCCGGGCTGCGCAAGGAACTGTTTGAAGCGAAGGAACTGGCAGAGGATAACGCCAACAAACGTGATGCTGCATATCGGGAAGTGCTGGAAGCATCACAGACCATTGATGCGCTTAAGGATAAGCTTGCTGCCACAGAGATAACAGTTCCGAAGACACGTACAAACGTTGAGGGCCCTGATGTAGACGCCGCGGAAAAGTACAAGCAATCCCTGCCAGCCATTTACGATGTGACCCCACTTGATATGAGACAGAGCAAGTTTAAGGCCAAATTTGCTGAAACTGACGAGGAATTCGAGGATTACTACCTGTACAAAAACGCGAAGTACCGGGAGGTGTCCGCTGAACAAGCGGTGACATTTCGAACCGAGTACTTGGACGCGCAACAACCGGCGCCTGTTGAAGAGGATCATTCATACGATATTCCCGACAGCAGCACAGACGAGGTAGCATACACCGCACCTGCCTTTCGTGGCGAAGACGAGAACGCCGCAGAGCCTGGATTGGCTGCTGAGGCATCAACAGTGGCTGGATCGCCAGTTACACGCGAAGAATTCGAAGAGCTCAAAGCCAGAGTCGACCAAATCGCATCCATTAGATCGGTTGCTTAAGAAGATAAACGAGTGAGGCGGCTCCGGTCGCCTTTTCTCCTGAGGAGGAATCAGGGATGATACAAGAATTGCAGAAGACATTCGAATATTTACCTAAGTTGGATGGAGAAGAAGAACGGAAGTTATCTGCCAAGGTGTATAACAGCGAAGATGTCACTGAATTTGGAATTACTCTTGTTTTAGAAATATTCATCAAAGGAATACGTCACACTTATGCACACAGTATTAGTGGTGATGTGGTGAAATATTCTAACTCTGCTGTTGAACAATTTTATATAGAGGAAATGTGCAAAGAGTTCAAAAAGAAATTCAAACATAAATGAGTAGGAGGTAAGCACATGATCATCAAGCACAGCACAATGAAGCCAGAAGAATCCATGCTAGTTATATGCAAGAATGAGCATGTGCTTATCTACTATGATGAGGATCGTCAGGGATGGTCGATCAATAGGTCAACCAAAAAGGCGCTTGGGCAGACGAGCGAAGTGTACAGGCGCATTGAGGGATTCAGGGAAGTGGCATTTATCACAACTGAACCATTGAAGGAGGGAGAACATGGACAACAACACAGTGATTAAGCTGCTGGCAGACTATCGCTCATACAAATTCGCGTTGATGAACCTTGGGGGAGAGCAAGAAACAAGATATACCAACCGCAATGTGTACGCAGAAAGAAAGCCGCTGCACATCAGCAACTACAACACATGGTATGACCGGGAAAGATACACACGCGTTGTAGGCCTGCTGGAATCAGCCGTAGACTTTGTATTGAGTGACGAACAGCGGTCGATCATCCGGGACAAGTACATGGAGCGCAACCGGCTAAACCTTGGCGAGATTGCGGATAAGCTTCACAAGGACCGTAAGACCGTATCCACGCAGCACAAAAAGGCCATCAACAGCTTATGTAAAGCACTGCTGCCGATCAGTCAGGATTACATGGAGATCAACAACCTGGACCACATGTTTGAAGACCTCAAGCCTTCGGCGTAATTACCCATTTCTTCCCCATTATTGCCCACAAATTACCCATACGAAATGCTAAAATAGTAGTATAAGGAACATGGGCATGGGCGGCAGATAGCTACTTGCGCAGTCGCCGCCCACTCTGTTTCTTCTCACTTTCATTCACTTGGATGGTTCACTCCTTGGCGCTGGTTGTAATCGGCTGGCGCTACATTTTCATCATTGTAACTCAGTTGGTAGAGTAGGTCGCTAAACCGGATATGAATTAACCCGGAGGAGGCATGTCGCTGGTTCAAGTCCAGCCAAGGATGCGCGATATAACACAGCAGCCCCAGCGGACCGGGGATATGAGGCAGGCAAAGGTTGGACCGCCCCCACTGGCAAGGGTTTACCCAGACCGAGTAGCAGGAGAGTAACGGCATATCGTCGTTGCTCTTTTTGTGTTTTGCGGCAAAGCCGCCATCGAGTCAGACCGAATAGGCTTAACGAAGTGGAGGCCGGATAGGGTTGAGGCATTCAGAAAGGTACTTGACATTGGTATTCATACTTATGATTTTTATAGTGATCGAGGTGGTGAGATAGACGGTGACACCTTACCAATTTGCAGTGTGGAAACGGAAAAAGGCGCGTAGAGAGCATGAATTAGATGAACAATCTAAAAAGTTGGCGAGATTCCTCGAATCATTAAATAACAAAAGTGTATGTTAGTGCAAATAAATGACCAATAAATCGAGACTTGTACAAAATAGTATGTAAATAAGTACAAAATAGTTGATTTGAGGGAGGTGAACACAATGGACCAGAAGGGGGTACTCAATAACTGGGTTAACTTCATGGCAAACAAGATTCCGCAAGGACCGCCGAAGATAAAGAGTGTGAGAATCAGTCCAGAGATGTTAAATCGCCTACAAGCTGAAGTGCAACCGGGTGACGATACATCTAGATACTTTGGACTGCCGTTTGAAGTAGTGGAAAACTTACCACTAGGTGTTGAATATGTATACGAAGAGTCGATATGGGGACGTGGTGTAGTTGAAGATCTCATCCCCTATGTGAAAAAAACAGAAAAGAGGGGGTGAACACAATGGCATTGACAGCCAAACAGCAATTATTCGTAGATGAATACCTGATTGACCTCAATGCCACGCAAGCAGCAATCAGGGCTGGATACAGTGAGAGGACAGCAAGGAAGATAGGCAATGAGAACCTTACAAAACCGGACATTGCAAAAAAAATACAGGAAGCGATGAATAATCGATCAAAACGGACAGAAATAACTGCTGATATGGTGCTAAAAGAGTACGCAAAGCTTGGTTTCAGCAACATTACTGATTATCTCAGTGTGGAAGTTAAACTGGTGACGGTTGATCGAGATTCAGAGGGTAAGCCGATCACTGAACTGCAGCAGGTTGTCAGCATCTTCGAAACAGACATGGTGCCAGAGGATAAAATGCGTGCCGTGGCTGAGATCAAACAAACCAAGGAAGGCATTGCGCTTAAGCTACATGACAAAAAAGGCGCACTGGACTCGATGGCTAGGCACCTAGGAATGTTCGTAGACAAAAGCGAGATTACTGGTGCAGGTGGAACACCACTACAAGTCGTTTTTAGTCCGAACATGAAGAAGGTGGGCCCATGAACCAAGTGATCATACCTTATGAACCACAACCCAGGCAGATATTGTACCACCAGACCACTGACATAGACGAACTGTTATATGGAGGTGCAGCAGGTGGGGGAAAGTCTGAAGCTACGATCTGGGATGCGCTTCAGTACGCCATGGAATACCCAGGTAGCCGGCAGATCATCTTTAGACGGACTTTCCCAGACCTACAGCGCTCCATCATCGCCAGAACGATTGTGGCTTATCCTAAGCAGTTGGGGAAGTATAACCAATCTAAACATGAGTGGATATTCCTAAATGACTCTGTGATTGAACTAGCCTACTTTGACAGCGACTCACACAAAACAAATTATCAAGGTGCTGAGTATGATGTGATCCGGTGGGAAGAGTTAACGCAGTTTGAGGAAGGTTGGTATACCTACATGTTATCTCGTTTACGTGGGTCTACACCTTATCCGCGTTATGTGAAGAGCACCACGAACCCCGGAAGTGTAGGACACGCCTGGGTGAAGCGCCGCTTTATTGATGTAGGCGAGTGGGAGAAAGTTCACACGATTCATGAAGCGGATGAAAACGGTGATCTGTTGTATCATCCAGACACAAACGAACCAATTATCACTAGAAGAGTGTTTATTCCAGCAAAGGTACAGGACAACCCAGCGTTGCTACAGGCTGACCCTAACTACATTGTAAGGTTGATGCAGCTACCAGAGCAGGAGAGGAAACAACTCTTAGACGGAGACTGGGACACTTTCAGCGGTCAATACTTCAGTGAGTTCAGCCGTGCACTGCATGTGGTAGAACCATTCGCAATACCTCCTGATTGGAGACGGTATAGATCCATGGATGAAGGGTACAGCGATCCTTTCATTTGTCTGTGGTTCGCGATGAATCCAAAGACTAGGGAAGTATATCTATACCGTGAGCTAAGCAAGAGTAAGATGCTTACCAGTGAACAGGTGTTTCAAACGAAACAAATGTCACCACCGGATGAGTTCATTGATTACACGGTGGCAGACACATCATTCTGGAACAAATCAAAGACGGAGAATATCACCCCGGCAGAGATATTCCTTAAAGCCGACATTCCACTTATCCAAGCCAAGAAGGAACGGGTTAATGGATGGAAGAGGGTAAGGGAGTGGTTGCATCCTTATGACGACATTGATCATGTCACTGGAACACGAATCAAATCAGTGAGGCTGCATATCTTCAGTACATGTAAAAAGGCAATCGAGGCCATCCCGTCTATGGTGCATGACGATGTTCATGTTGAAGATATGGCAGCACATCCGCTGGATCACATTCCAGATGCACTGAGATACTTCGCTATGTCGCAAGCAGATGATGTGGGCCTTAAACCGTGGGATACGACACCAGAGAGGAAGCAAAGTAAGTCAGAACTTGAGGACTTTGACGAATTTTCAGGGATGAACGCAGAAAGCGCATGGGGGTGAATTATGCTGAACTGGATTGTAATATTCTTAGGTGTCACCCTGTTGGTGTTTACGTGGCATATTGTGCGATCGCATGAAAGATTACAGCGAACAGTAGACAAGCAGCAAGACACCATACAGCGCCTAATCAACCGCGAACCTGTAACGTATGCAGAAGTTA